TTTATGGTAGATGGTGCGATATTAGATTATATGGGTTTAAAAAATCCAAATAAACCTAATTATGGTGAGATACAACCTGAACCTGGTCGTGAAGCATATTTGAATGAAATTGAAAAGAACAAGAAACAATTTGAAATGGTTGATTTAGTATCACCTGCGTGGACTATTCAAGTACCAGTACGCAAGAAATGAAAATAGCAATAATAACTGATCAGCATTTTGGTGCTAGAAAAGGTGCTGATTATATTCATAATTATTTTCAAAAATTTTACGATGATGTTTTCTTTCCTTACCTAGAAGAAAATAATATTGATACGGTTATTGATATGGGTGATACTTTTGATAATCGTCGTAATATAGATCTTGCATCTTTAGAGTGGTCAAAGAAAGTATACTTTGATAGGTTGGAAAAGATGGGAGTAAAATTACATACTATTGTTGGAAATCATACTGCTTATTATAAAGATACTAATGAAATTAATACTGTAGATTTATTATTAAAGGAATATAAAAATATAAAGACTTATTCTAAACCAGTTTCTATAAAAGTAGGTGGTTTAAGTATTCTTCTTATACCTTGGATTAATGATGAGAATAAGAAGAATACTTTGGCAACTATCAAAAAGTCAAAATCTCCTGTTGTTATGGGACATCTTGAGTTGAATGGATTTCTTGCCACTCGTGGACATACAATGGAACATGGTATGGATATGAAACCTTTTAATAAATTTGAGAAAGTTTATTCTGGACATTATCATCATAGAAGTTCTAAAGACAATATCTATTACTTAGGTAATCCGTATGAAATTTATTGGAATGATGTAAATGATCCTAGAGGGTTTCATATATTTGATACTGAAACTTTAGAACATACTCCTATTAACAATCCATATAGATTATTTTATAATATTTACTATGAGGATACTAATTATAAGTTATTTGATACAAGAGAATTAAAAAATAAAATTGTAAAACTTATCGTAAAGAAGAAGACAAATCAGAAACAGTTTGAAAAATTTATAGATAAGTTATATAATTCTGGTATTCAAGATTTAAAAATTATAGAGAATTACATTCTTCAGGAAAGTGAAGAATTTGAAGTCGAAGAAACTGAAAATACAATTGGTATTTTGAATAGGTATATTGACGAATCTGAATTTGAAGGTGATAAAACTCTTATTAAGGGTATTTTGCAGCAAATTTATTCGGAGGCTTGCGAGGTAGAATAATGTATATTCTGACCTTAAAAAATCAAGATCAAGAAGGTGCTTATGCCGTTCACAATCGGTATGGGGATAAGGTTTTGTTTATGTTTCAGCAGGAGGATGATGCAGAAAGATATGCAATGCAGTTAGAGGATGATGATAATTCCCCAATGGATATAATAGAGGTTGATGATGCACTTGCCATAATCACCTGTAAGAGGTATAATTATAAGTATGCTGTGATTACTCCAAACGACATCGTTATACCGCCAAAAGTGAATGATAACCTTCCAGAAGATTAGATGGAAAAATTTTCTGTCAACTGGTAACCAGTTTTCAGAAGTTGATTTTCAACATAATGCAACCAATTTGATAGTAGGAACAAACGGTACAGGTAAGTCAACTGTATTGGATGCCCTTACTTTTAGTTTGTTTAATAAACCATTTCGTAAGATTAATAAATCTCAATTAATAAATTCTACAAATGAAAGAGACTGTTTAGTAGAAGTTGAGTTTGAAATTAATAATCGCCAATATTTAATTAAAAGAGGTATAAAACCAAATATATTTGAGATAGTTGTAGATGGTAATTCAATGCACCGTCAGTCTGATGATCGTGCAATGCAGAAGATATTGGAGGAAACAATATTAAAAGTAAACTATAAATCATTTACTCAGATAGTAATTCTTGGTAGCAGTGCATTTGTACCTTTTATGCAGTTATCGGGTACAAATAGAAGAGAAGTGATCGAAGACTTATTGGATATTCGTATTTTTTCTGCAATGAATAATATCATTAGAGAAAAGATAAGATCCCAAAAAGATGAAATTAATACATTAGATTTTAAAAAAGATAATATAAAAGATAAACTTGAAATGCAGGAAAAGTTTATTGATGAATTAGAGAGTCGTGGTAAAAAGGATATAGAAGATAAGAAAGGTAAAATTAAAGTATTGGGTATTGAAGCAGATACTCATTTAGAACATAATCAAATATTGGAATCAAAATCTACTGATCTTGTAGAAGAACAGGAGAAAGTAACTGGAGCAAATAAAAAATTAAAGAAACTAAACAATTTAAAAGGTAAGATATCCCAGAAAGTATCGACCATTACTAAAGAACATAAGTTTTTCACAGACAATACGGTATGTCCTACTTGTACTCAAGATATAGAAGAATCCTTTCGTGTAAATAGAATTGCTGACGTTCAAAATACAGCAAAGGAGTTGCAATCTGGTTATAAAGAACTGGAGGAAGCAATTCAAAAAGAAGAGGAACGAGAACGTCAGTTTACCACACTATCAAAGGAGATTACTAAACTCAATAATGGCATTTCTCAAAACAATACTCGAATCTCTGGATGTAACAGACAGATCAGGGATTTGGAATCGGAAATTCAGAAACTTACCGATCAGCTTGCAAACAGAAATACTGAACATGAAAAGTTAGAAGAGTTTAAAGAAAATCTCCAAAATATTTTTACTGAATTAGCAGACAAGAAAACCAAAATCACATATCATGATTTTGCGTATTCTTTGTTAAAGGATGATGGAGTAAAGACAAAAATAATTAAGAAGTATCTTCCTCTTATTAATCAGCAAGTAAATCGTTTCTTGCAGATGATGGATTTCTATATTAATTTTAGACTTGATGAAGAGTTTAATGAATCTATTGAATCTCCTATTCACGAGAAGTTTTCTTATGCTTCTTTTTCTGAAGGAGAGAAGATGAGAATTGATTTAGCATTACTCTTTACTTGGAGAGAAGTTGCTAGGGTTAAGAACTCCGTAAATACTAATCTATTAATTATGGATGAGATATTTGATAGTTCTCTTGATGGGTTTGGTACAGATGAGTTTCTTAAGATCATTCGTTTTGTAATCAAGGATGCGAATGTATTTGTTATATCTCATAAAGCAGACCTTCACGATAAATTTAATAGTGTGATTAGATTTGAAAAGGTTAAAGGTTTTTCACGGATGGTAGTTTAATAAATACCTAAAAACCTTTTAACAATGGCTTGGCATATTAAAAAAACTAGTCTTCTTGGTTCTACTGCTGTAGGTACTGTTTATTTCAAGGGTAATAATTCTTGGACTGAAACCTTTGCTAATAGAAAGACTTATACCTCACAAGCGAAAGCGAAGGAAGAAGATTTTATCTGGAAGAAAAAAACTACTGCTAATTGGGATGTAACTGCTGTTAATGAGAGTGAATAATGAAAACCTATCAACAGTTTCAAGAAGATATTGATGATATTATAAAAGGTGGTCTTACTACCTTTATAAAGAAAAATAAGAATGTTAGTGTTGGTGATTTTATCAATCCAGATAAAAGAAAGAAAACACTTGACAAAGTGAAGAAAAGAGGTAAGAATACATTAGCAGATACTCTCAGTTCACTCAGTAATGAACTGACAAAATAAATGACCACCCCAAATTGGCAACATCATTCTAAGAAGGAGCGAAAGCGAACTCTTAAACCACAAGCTCTACGCTCTGCACGAGAAAGGCGTAGACAGTTGATAAAGTGTCTACTCAACCCTCCCAAGCGGAGGGTTTCTTCGTATAATGGGTACATCAAGAGAAACAAACGATGCCTGTTCGCCACGAAATCAAATCACAACTTGCTAAACTTCTCGCTACTGAAGATCTCATAGTAGAGAATAAGAAGGTTGAAACTGCTGAGTTTAATGTTCATACAAGAGTTTTAACTCTTCCTTTATGGGATAGAGCAAGTAATAATGTATATGATATGCTTGTTGGACATGAGGTTGGACACGCTCTTTATACACCTGATACAGAATGGTTTCTAGAACGTAAGATATCACAACAGTTTGTTAATATTGTAGAAGACGTAAGAATTGAAAAGTTAATAAAGCGTAGGTATCCTGGTTTATCAAAAACTTTCTTTAATGCTTACAATGAATTAAGTGATAATGATTTCTTTGATGTTCAGGGTAAAGATCTTGATGAGATGAATTTGGCAGATCGTATCAATTTATATTTTAAGATTGGTAATTTTGTTGATATTGATTTTAGTATTGAGGAAATGATATATGTGAATAAAGTAGATAGTTGTGAAACATTTGAAGAAGTTCTTGATGCTGCTGAAGAATTATACAATTACTGTAAGGAGCAAATGGAACAGCAAGAAACAATTGCTCCTACAGAAGGAACAGGTGAGAATGAGGGATCTGTTGAAGTTAATGGTGAAATGAATGATAGTGATGAAGAAGCAACTGAAGAAGTTGATATGGATTATCAACCAAAATCTGCAGATAATGGACCTGTCATAGAAGATTTTGAAAATATGACTGGTGGTAATGGTGCTGGAGAAGAAAATATTGATGAGGAACCAGAAGTTGAAACTGTAAAATCACTTGATGAAGCATTAAAAAATTTAGTTACTAGTACTGGTGCTGATAGTACTTATTTTGAATTACCAGAAGTTTACTTAGATAAACTGATTGTTCCAAATGATTTTATATACAATCGTTGTCAAGAGGAGTGGAAAAGTACAGAAGAAGCTTATAAAAATAGTCATTTTTATCAAGAGAATCCACATCTTATTAAAACTGGAGATGAGATTTTTGAAAATATTGATGGTGAATTTTTTAAATTTAAAAAATCAGCACAAAAGGAAGTTAATTATCTTGTAAAAGAATTTGAGATGAAAAAATCTGCTGGTGCATATGCTCGTGCTACTACTGCTAGAACAGGTATTCTTGATACAGCAAAACTTCATACTTACAAATTTAATGAGGATCTTTTCAAAAAAGTAAGTATAATTCCTGACGGTAAGAATCATGGATTAGTATTTGTTTTAGATTGGTCTGGTTCTATGCATCAGGTGATGTTAGATACTCTTAAGCAACTTTATAATCTATTGTGGTTCTGTAAGAAAGTTCAAATACCTTTTGATGTATATGCCTTTACTAATGAGTTTCCTTATGGTGATATGACAGAAAATGGACAAAGATGGGAAATTTATAAAAAGGAAAAAAACAAAGCAGATTTTCCAGATTGGTTCTCTCTTATGCATCTGTTTACAAGTAGTACTAGATCTAAGGAACTTGAAAATCAAATGAAAGATATATTCAGAGTTGTTGGTGCTATGGATAATCAGATCCACACAAATTATAATATTCCTCAAGAAATGAGATTATCTGGAACACCATTAAATGAGGCAATAGTATGTTTACATCAAATTTTACCAAAATTTAAAAATCAGCATAATTTGCAAAAAGTACAATGTGTTATATTAACTGATGGTGAAGCACAACCAATGAAAATTAATAAAGAAGTTCATCGTCCTTGGGAAGAGGATCCATATCTAGGAACAGTATATACTTCAAGAAACACTTTTTTACGTGATAGAAAGACTGGAAATACTTATTCTATGGATAAGGAATGGTATGAGCAAACTGATATTTTAATACAAAATTTAAAAGATAATTTACCTGATATGAATATTATAGGAATTAGATTACTTTCAAGTAGGGATGCTGGTCAATTTATTCGTAGATATTCTGGGTATGGTACTGATTTGAATAATAAATTAATGTCAGACTGGAAAAAGAATAAATCAGTTGCAATTAAAAATTCATCTTATGATAGTTGGTTTGGACTATTATCATCTGCATTATCATCTGATGATGAGTTTAATGTGAATGATGATGCAACAAAAATGCAGATAAAGAGAGCATTTATTAAGAGTTTAAAGAATAAAAAAATGAATAAGAAGATACTTGGTGAATTTATAGAATTGGTTGCGTAATAAATAAAACTATATAACGAATTTTACTATGGGAATCACTCCACAAGATGCAAGGAAAATGATGGACGCATATAACAAAGTATATGCACCAAAAGAAGATCCAAATCAAGAGCCACCAGATGGTATAAATCTTGAGACTGATTCTCCAGAAACTGAAAACACCTCAGACGAATAACTTTATTACTAAAGCAATGGCTAGAATTACCGCAAAACAAGCAAAGGAAATGAACGAAGCCTATGCTAAAGTTCATCAGAATCTTCAAGAAGGACCATTGGATGCAATTCCCAGGACAGGTTCTAGGGCAACTAGATTTAGGAATACGCAGGGTAAAGAAGATTTAAATACGAAAACACTAAAAACTCCTAATAATAGTAATACGTCAACTAATAATAATCAAACTACACAAAAACCTGTTGTACAAAATACCCAAACTACACAAAAACCTGTTGTACAAAATACCCAAACTACACAAAAACCTGTTGCACAAAATAATAATCAATCATCTAGTGGTAATTCTGGTGGTGGACTGACAACATTAAGTGGTAGGCCATCAAGACTTTCTAAATATGCTCAACAGAAGGTCCTTTCGATGAAAAAGGATATGAATGATGCAGGAGTTAAACCTAATGAAGGACCTTCTACTGTTAGTAAAGTAAATTCTACTGGAACAGCACAAAAAGTAGGCAATCAATCTTCTAGTTCTCCTAATGGTAGTGGTGGACGTAGAACAGGTATTGATGGTAAAGGATTAATGGATAAATTGAGGAGTCAGAGTGGTGATAAGGTACAAAGTAGTGGTGGAAGTGGTGGACAACAACCAAGTGGTGGACAACAACCACAATCTGGAGTTAATCGTTCACAAACTGTTGTAAAAGACGGAAATAAGACTACAACAACTACTAGAACTAGTGCTGATAACACAACTAAAGCAGGAGCAGCAGCAGTAAATAATTATAAGGCAGAAAGAGAAGCAAGGTTAAATCGACTTAGAAGTGGTGGAGGTATTCGTCCAGACGGTCAGGGTCCTTCTTCAGGAGGAACACCACCTTCAACACAAGGTGGTGGTACAGAAACTGGAGGTAAAAAACCTGGTTTATTGGGTAGATTAGGAAGTCTTGCAGGTAAAGCTGTTGGTTCTGCTCGTAATGTTGCTAGTAATGTTAAGCAAGGTGCTCAAGCTGCTGCTAGTAATGTTAAGCAAGGTGCTCAAGCTGCTGCTAATACTGCTCGTAATGCTGCTAGTGGTATTAAACAAGCTGCTACATCTGCTGCTAGTAATATTAAGAAAGGTGCTGAAGTTGTTGCTGGTGGTGCAAAAAGAGTTGCTGGTGGAGTTGCAGATGCAGCAACTGGTAATTTAACTGATTTTGATAAGAGAGGTGGAAAACCTCAAGGTGTGGCAAGAGTAGTTGCAGGTGGTATTGATAAACTTACAGGTGATAGAACTGATCTTGATAAAAGAGGAGCAACACCACTAAATGCAGGTCAAAAAGCTCAGCAACAGAAACAACAAGAAAAACCTGTTCAACAACCAGCACAAGAAAAACCTGCTCCACAACAAGCACAACCTGCTAAAAAGATGGGTAGTATTGAGAAGAAAAATAGAGCAATACATGGTGATGATAAGATTAATGCATTAAAAGCAAAAAATGCGGAGTTTCAAGCTGCAAAGAAAAGTGGTAATATGAAACAGTACCGTAAAGACAATCCAAAACTATCTGGTGCTGATAGAGCAAAGGCAATGGCAAGAGAAAGAATTGCAGCAAAAAAAGCAGCAGCAGCGAAACCTGCACCAACGGCACCAATAAATTCTAGTTATGATTTCTTTGATGATACAGTTCAGTTCTTAGTTTCTGAAGGACATGCTAAAGATGTATCTGAAGCAATTTCTATAATGTCTGAGTCTGAATTTATTGAGGCTTTTAATCAGGGATTAACTGAAGTCCTTAATGAGCAATCACAAGGATAAATAAAAACAGAATTGGATTAGAAAAAATGAGTAGATTTGGTGATTTGTTAAACACTGGAGAAGTACACTCTGCATTTGAGAAAGAATCTGCTGCTGTAGCACCAGCACCAGTACCTGAACCAGTTGTAGAAGTAGCACCTCCAGAACCAGTATATACACCTCCTGTTGTAATAGACGACTTTGTTAACCCTTTAGATACTATGCCAGTAGCTAATGGTAATAGTCATCCAAACTTTAAAAAGATGACTAAAGTAGAGTTAGAGGAATTTGGTAGAACTGTAGGTATTGAACTCGATAGAAGATCAAGTCAGAAAAAATTAGTGAAACAACTCAAAGAGCATATACAAAAGACTGGGTAGACCAGTTAAAAAACTGGCACACGGGGGTTTCATTACCCCCTTTTTTTGTCTATAATATGAGTAATTAAATAAATCGCTCAGATTATGACTGCACCATTTGAACTTAAGATGACTGAACAAGAAGCATTTGATGGATTGAAAAAATTATACGGTACAGAATTTACTGCTGCTGATATTAAAGGTTTTTGTGCAATGAATGATATTGCATATCTGTCACAAAGAAAATACAAAAATATAAAGTAGCAAAAGGTAAATGGAACCTTGAAGTTACTACAGCAGCAGTTGAGAACATTGAAAAATCATTTAGTGCTCCTGCAGTTCAATCAGTTGTTGATCAAGATCTAGTACCTGCAAAAGATTCTACATTCGTTCCTTTTGGGAATTTCAAAGATGTTAAAAAAATTATACAAAGTCGTAATTTTTATCCTACTTTTATTACTGGTCTTTCTGGGAA